AGATGTACTTACGCTGCCACCTTTTCCTACATCATTAATGATTGCTTTAGAAGTTCCCTCGCCTAATACTGCATCTGTAATAGACACATCTTCCGAGGCATAACCTTTTTTAGGTTCGTCAAATAATTTATTAGTAATTAGATCTTCTTCAAATTTTTTAGATATTGCTGGTGTCTCAATTTCAGTTTTATCAACTCCAAATGACTTGCTAACATTGCTCCCTCTAAAATCCCCTTTCGCAGCTGCGTCATCGATAGCTTGTTGAAAGAGTTTTTCAGCATCGGCTCGTTTTCCGTCTTTAAGGAGTTTGGCTGCGCTGGTAAGTCTTGCTGAGAGTTCGGATCCAGTTTGGGTTGCGACTTGTTCAAATCTGTCTTGTACTTGCTCATATATTAATCTTTGCTCCTCATTGTTTAATTTGTTTAATTTATTTCCCGCTTTTTGTAAAGTTGTATCATTTTCAATAATAGTCTTAAAAGCTGCACTTCTCTTATTAATGTTCTTTTTCGCCCAGTTTAACATCTGGGATCTTTCTACTAATAGGGTTTCTGCAAAAAAATCAGTACCAAATAATGTATCTTGTTTTGTAACAGTTTTGGGTAAAGTATTTGTTAATCTTAAAGTTTGCTCTAATTCAGCTAAACTTGTAAATTTTTTATCTTTTAAAATTTTAATAATATTAGCGTGTAAAGATTTATCATCTATAATGGAACCAACTCTTGCACCCAGGTTCATTAAATTTTTATTATTAAGAACCATACCCCAGGCATCATCACTCAACTTAGTTAAGGCTTGAGTATTTTTAACCAGCTTAGTTGTGGCTGGTAAAAATTTTGAAAATTTAGACCAATCAGCTCCAAACCTTGATCTCATAATTTTGGCAGCATCAATTGCTGATCCAGTATTATTCATAAGATTTACCATTAAACCTCTAAGCATAGCCTCCTCTGGTAAAACTCCATCTACTTCTCTAAAAGTATGAGCAAATAATTCTATTTTTTTTCCTTGGGATGATAATCTTTTTGCTAAACCTAATCTTTGGTGTCCATCAACAATTGCTTTTGTACCATTTTTAAATTCATAAACTAAAACAGAGCCAGCTGCTACATTGTCCCATTCTTGAACATTGGCAAGTTTTTGAGATACACCTCTTACATCTCCATCTGTTTTATATTGAAAATTAACTGCATCAAATTCTATCTCTTCTGGTCTATAAACTTTAACATGACCTTTAATTTCATCTAAAGATTTTTTAGTTAGTTGAGCCTCAATAGGTTTAATCTCTGCTTTAACATCATTTAAAACTTGATGTTGAGCTGCGTTATGATTTTCGTTATTAATTTTACTTGTTGCTTTAGTTTCTTCAAAAGGATTATCTGGTAATTTTGTTTCTGGTGTTTCTATTTTTAGAGCTTTAGTTATTTTTTCTATTTCAGCATCGCTTGATTTATTTAATGCTTTTCTTAATACACCTACGGCTCCTGGAGTTCCTTTAATTATTCCAGTTAATAATCCTCCCAATACAAAAGAACCAGCTCCAACAGTTAAAGTATTTAAAACTCCCAAAGGTATTGTAACACCGCCTATCTCTATCTCGGTTGGTAATCCAAGTTCTTTCCGATAAGGCTGAACTTTAAATTGGATAGGAATTTCAACAACAGTTCCGATGATACCCTCTATAGCAGCTACCTTTAATGCTTGTGTTAAAAGAGTACCACCAACTCTATATAATCCTCCAAGGGGTAGAGTTGCAAGAACCAAAGGATCTGTACCAAGAGCAGTAAAAGCACCCACAAAACTTCCAAAAGTTCCCCATCCTGTAGCTCTACTGGAGATGTCGTGATGTTTTTCCCAAAGCTCTCTAGCCTTTATTCCTATTGTATTTCGAAAACTATCTTCATCTGCATAACCTAAATCCGACATTTCAGTTTTTAAATCTGGATTTGATTCTAAAATTTCAGCATAATTTTTCCAGAAAGTTATTTTATTTTCTGCTTTTGTAGGTTGTAATATTTCTTCACTTTCTCTAATTGCCATATCTCTAGGATCCTCTGATCCAAGAGGTATATCAATCTCAGAAATTGGAGAAACTGGATTATCAAAATTAGTAAAACCTTTTTTATGTAAATGATCTACTAATAAACTATATTCTTTATTGACTGCATTATGCTCACTATCAAATCTATCTGTAGCATAATTAGCATCTAAGGCTGCTCTCCAGTTTTCTAAATATTCAGTTCTATTGCCAGTTGCCCAGGAAGTTTCGCCTAATGAGTTTGTGACTTTTTTTTCGTCAAAAACAAAAGTCATTATTTCCTCATACTTTCCCAGCTAGATCTAATTTTATTAAAATCAATTATAAAAAAGTTATTACCCTCTTTATGAAAGTTTCCATCTTGAACATATTTAGGATCTGCATTTGTATCTGTTGGATGATCTCCTATAGCAACTTTATATTTTCCATAACCAACACTAATTAAATATGGATAGTCACCCTCAAAAATTTGTATATCTCTTGTAGATCCGTCTGTTTGTTTTCTACCAACAGCATTTCCTGGATGCCATACACCATCAATCATTGATCCGCTTGCAGCCGCAAGTACCGTTGGATGTTCTTTTATCCAATCAACAAAATCGTTAAACTCATCATTCTTTAACCACATAGGAACATGAACAGCCTTACCATTATATTCTGCAACACCTCCATAATCCCCGTTTTTACCTAAAGACATTTCAACAGCCTTTTTATAAAGAGCTGTATCAAAAATTCCCGATTTATATTTAGATGTGCCAAAGTGCATTGCTGCATAAATATTATCTGCGGCTCCTATAACATTGTTTAAAGTATTTATATTATCTGGAAAAACATTTTTGTATTCAGATTTATATGCCAGCTTATCTGTATCTTTAACTTTAATATCTAAGTTTTCTTTTTTATTTAAAAGATAACCCTCAATTGCTAAATCAATAGCTTTGTTTTCTTTAAAACCAGCCGCATTTGATACAATGTTTAATCCGCCAATATGAGCTAAGAACTGATCTTTTTCGTTTAGTTGTTCAAATACATCTGGAGCTTTATTTCCAAAACCCTCCACTAATGTTTGAGATAAATGTTTTATTTGCTCTGCATTATCCATTTTAGATAATTCAGTAGTTATTTGAGCAGCCTCAAGATCAGATAAAAATTGTTCCTTTTCTCCAAAAAAAGCACTAATACTTTCAGCTACAGATTTTCTTTTAATCATACTTGTTAAAAAAGCATTTCTGTATTCTGGATCTTCTATGTTTATTCTAAATTCTCTAAAATTTATTGTTTCAATTTCAAAAATTCCTCTTTTGGCAACAGCCATTATTGGATCTTTTTTAAGATCAGTTGTAAATTTTGCTAAATAATTTTCTGCGGTTTTTAATTGTTCATATAATATAGTTGATGTTCCTTGTTTTGTTGAAAATTCATCTTGCTGATCTCCCGCTGTATTATATATATCGGCTCTAGTTGCGTTAATAAATTCTTCAATTTGTAGAGGTGTCATTCTCTTTAAAGATTGAACCAATTTAAGTTTAGCTTTTATTTTTTGAGCTTTTAAAACTATCTCTGGTTTATTTAATGCTGCGCCAGATGCCGCATAGCCGTTAAGAGTTTCAATATTTCCCTCAATACCCTCTGATGCCATTTCATCCAGTTTAGATAATTCAGAAATGATTAATTTTATAGAGTTTGAGTTTGATTTTTTAAAATAAGATTCTAATTTTTCCCAATCTTCAATATCTAATCTATCATCTTTTTTAGCAAGCTCCAATGCTGCGGCTCTTTCATTTATTGGTACATTTTTATAACCATAAAAAGCTATATCTCTTTCAGTATCTTTTCTAACTTTATCTAAGCTAGCTCCAAATAATTCTATTGTTTTATTACTGGACAATAAAGTATCTAATTCTTTTTTTGCTGCGGTTTGTTCAAGAGAACCGGGTACGGAAAAAATAATAGATTTTTTTAAATCTTCTATTTTATCTGTGATATTAACTATTAAAGCATCAATCATATTGGTTGTAGCAGCAATTTTAATGGCGTTAGTATCTTTTAAATTTTGTCTGTTCATCCAGGATGAAAGTTTCTTTTTAGCCATCCAGGAAACTTCATTTTTTGAAGTTTCTAATAAAGACTTCCATTTTTCATTGTATAAAGCTATAGCCTTATCGGGATCCTTCATTGCTTTAGCTTGAAGAGAAACGGCACTTAAACCTTCCTGGTCATCTTTTCCGTTCATAATCTCTTTAGATTTTTCTAAAAGCTCATTGTCAGATTTAATATCTAGGTGTTTGGTATAAAGTTTTTCTCCAGAGTGCAGCATTCCTTTCATTGCTTTACCAACGGATTGCGCCTCTGTTAAACTAATCTGCCTTCTATCTTCAACATTAGAAGTTTTAACTGTTGGTGTTAGTGATGATTTATATAATTTTATTGCCATAATTGATCCTTACGGGTTTGCTGCTCCATATACCATTGCTCCTGTATCTAATAAACTTTGACCAGCTGCGTAATAAGATGCTTTCTTCGCAACCTTACCTCTCCATCTAGCCATCTCTGCGTCAGCTCTTGCCTGGATAGCCTCATTGTTTTTTTGATCTCTAGCGTTTTCTGCGTTGTAATCCATAATATCTCTATCCGTTTGTAATTCTAATTCCTGTTCGTAAAGCATTTCAATTGGCGTTCCTTCAAGAGCTGCGCCTCTAACCAGGTAAGATGTTTTGGTAGCTCCTTGTATTTCTTCAACTGTTCTATCAAATCTTGGAAGGCTATAATCATTGTGAACAGACATAATCTGTCTAGCCTCTTGCTCTTTCATCTGAGCATTACGTTCCATGATCTTAGCGTTATAATTTGCGGCTGCCATTGCAGCCTTACCACCATATATATCTCCAAAAAAACTCATTGTTTCATTATCCTTGCTAGTCTTACAAAGTCTGATCCATCGGGACCATAACTTTTCATTAATCCTTCCTCCTTTAAACCTAACCACTTGGCAAATCTTAATGCCATAGTGCAATCAGCTTTTACAGAAGTTTGTAATCTTTTTATTTTATTAGCTTTTAAAATTGTTTCGGTTCTCTTTTTTATGTGTTTAGCACAAAAAATCGGATATTTATAAATTTCTTTACTTGCCAAGACCCACCCCTCGGCAACGCCATCCCAGAGATGAAAGACACCTCCTGCCGCAATCGGATTGTTATTAACAAGACCCGTGAACGACATACCAATTTCTTTTAAAAAATAAGCATATTTTTTATGTTCTGGTTTTAATTCCAGAATATCACTATTCAAACCTTGCTTTAGTATTTGGTTGGCGTGTTCATTTTGAAATGGAACAATAACTACATCAGACACTTTCTGTCTCCAACCTAGGATAAATTCCAAGGATCGTCATAGGTAAAGCTTGTGGCTGCTGAACATAAACTAATCCTTCCGTTCCATAGCCACTATCAAATTCTATTTGTTTATCTCCAGTAAATAATGGAATGGGTAAATCTGTAGCAGTTCCACTTTCTCTAAAATCAATAGTGGTTAAAGTATCAGAGTTGGGTCCAACACTAGCTCCAACTGTATCTTGAAACCTAACAGATAAATCGTAAATTCTTGTTGTTTTCGTTTGGGTTGTTTCGGTATAGCCTTCATCTAATCTCATCGTTTGTAGATCTGAACTATACAATAATCCAACTGTAGCCTCGTCAATAGCGGTATCAATTGTAATAGCTCCCGATGAAACTGTTTTTGAAGTTTGTGTGGATCCTTCTCCAATAACATCCACAACTTCTCCCTCTAAATGAGTTAAACCACTTAGGCTGCTAGTTTCTCCACCGGAATAAGTTAAACCGCTATCCATATAATGGAACCCTGTAAGATCTCCATTAAAATCAAAAGGTTTAAAATATTCTACATATCTTTTTGTAGCTCCGTTAATGTATCTTTGAATAACCACCCAGACTTGATCCTCATCGCTTTCGCCATCAATAACCGCAATCGTCTCTACTTTAGCGTGGGTTAAAATTTTATCAGTTTGTTCTGAACTGTGAGCTGAGGTTAAACTAACTACTGTAGATAAACTTTCGTCTGAAAATAATTTAATTTGATTATCGTCTATTTTTTGAACAAAATATTTTGTGTTTTCTGATAAACCAGAAATAGCTGTCCCTGTATTATTATAATATAAAAAATCTCCCGTCATAAATCCATGACCCGAAGAATAAATAAAATTACTATTAATATTAACGCCTTGATAAATGTATTGAGTAGTGTCTGAACCAGGAGCTGAGGTTAAACTAATTGCTGTTCCGGCTGTAGCATTAGTTGAGGAAGTTGCTAATTTAATAGTATCGGTAGTAGCCGCTATAACATAATAAACTTTTGAATTATTTAATCCCCCAATTAAATTAGAGCCGGCATAATAATAAACGGGATCTCCAGTTGATAATCCGTGGGCAGTTAAAGCAATCGTATTGTTTGTGGTATTAACATTGGTAGCATTAGAGGTAAAAGTTATTTTCTGTTGAATAATAGTTTTATCACTATCAGCTTTTCCACCGAAAATATGTCTGTGCCAGGCTACAACATTTTCTAATCTATTATAAGTTAATCCGGCTAATTGACCATCATTCCTTACACACCAAACCAAAGAGTGAGGTTCTTGTTGGTAGCTCATATCAAAAATTCCACTTTTTGAAATATGATCTGAAAGAATAGTTAAGTCTGGAGCTGTGTAACCATCGGTATCAAAATTATAAGCCAGCTCTCTAATTTTTCTTTTGGCTTTTTGTAAAAAGATTGTGGCGTTTCCAATGGATAAAGCATCAACACCAGAAGATCCATAGTTGGATTGTTTTCTAATATTAATATTGGTAGGGGTAATTGCGTCTTGAGAGGATCCAGAGCTTACAGCGTATTCTCCACCTGTTGTCATTACAATAAGTGTTCTAGTGGCTTTCATCGCCTGGATGGCATTAACTTGGTTGGATGCAATCGTATAAACTGTTGCATTATCATCCGCAGTTCCAGTTGTCATATTTTCATAATCTCCCGATTTAGAAAAAAACATTGTTTGCGGTTGTTGGGATGTGGCAGCAAAAACTAGCCGTTGCTCAAAAAAGGAAACGCAAGAAGGATGTCCGGTAACAGTACAGAAAGCTCCTAACTTCCAATCTGTTACAGCGGTTGTTGCAGAAAAATCATCTTTAATATTTATTGTAACAACAGTATCAGAAGTATAACCAGTTATTTCTGCATAGCCGTCTGAGAAATTAATTAATCTTCCAACATCGTCTGTAACAAAGGTAGATCCCGATGCGGTTAAAGTAATTGAGCTGCCGGAAGTGGCTCCAGGTGTCATGGTAACGGATGTGGTATTGCTGTCTAGGTAGGGTCCATCAGTAAATTCAACTTCTGTAAGGGTCCAGGTTGTGTGTCCCGTTCTACTTAATTTTCTTACTGAATGGCTGCTGTGGCAGATATACATAACATCTGCGGATTGTGCGAATTTTAAATCAAAAAGTTGTGCTGTTGTATAGGGTGTTGAAATTTCATAAACTTTTGCTGCCGTTCCAGCAGAAGCATAAGCAGTATAACCCGATGTATCAATTCCCGATAATTCAAAAGTATGCGTTGTTTGATTGGCTACAGTAAATCTTCTTCCATTTACTTCTGTCATTCCAACAACACTATTAATCCAAACATGATCTCCGTTTGAATATCCATGTGAAGTTGCTGTAACAACACCAGGGTCTGCTGCTGTTAATCCTGAAATAGTTTTTGATGCTTCTGTAATTTGACCATTATCTTTATAAAATCTTAAATATTGATCGCCAAATTCTAAAATATAAGTTTGTTCAGTTGAAAATGTGAAGGGAACTAATCTGGTTTTGTTGGAGCTAGTTTTAACTTCTGAGACATAATAGGTTCCTGGTCGTCTAGTAACGGGTCCATGTGGAAGTACAACAAAGTTTTCTATTCGTGTGCAGCCGGAAAAATACTTAGCAAAATCCGTTCTGCCTTCCATAGATGATGATAGCTCTCCAGCCGTAAAGCTGGGAACTGCTAGTAACTGTTTTCCCATATTTAGTATCTTGAGTTTATATAATCTTCTGTAAGGATTTGATCTACTGGTCCCACTTCTGGGTCTGTATTATAACCTTCGGATGCGTCTGCGTGTCTTGCCTCTGAAAGTTTAAATCTGTATTTTTCATTCATTAGTTTAGCCACTTGTAAGTTGGCTGTAATTGCATAAGCTATATCCGATGCTAAACCTGCTCCAATAGTTTCTCTTAATAAAACATCCATTTCGTTTGGATCTGTAATTTGAGCTATATAAACAATTTTGATAATTGCCTCATCACATAAAATTTTTCTACCTTCTACTTTGTGATTTTGGTTATATGCGTCTAAACCTAAAATTCTTAGGCAATCGCTTGGCAAGGTAAATTGATAAGAAAAACCCCAGGCTGGAGTTGCTGTGTCTTGCGCTAAACTTTGTCTTTTAATTAAACAATTCCAAGGATGAGATCTATAGACCGCATCTCTTACAGTTGAGTATCTTTCATTGCAAAGTCTGGCATTCTTAGAATTATCTGTAAGCGCAGTTATACTTGCTGCACCTAATTGGTTTAAAGCTGAGTTACAAATTTCTACTACGGAAGCCATACTATTCCTTATTATTTATTATTTAAATAGTCAAGATTAGAGAGAGAAGAGAAGGCGGAAGAAATCTCCCGCCTAATCTTTTTTCGCTTGTTGTGTCGATTAGTCAGCCACGTAAACTAAGTAGCCAATTAGATCATCTCCGTCTGCTAGAGCTTCGTCTTCAGACGTAGCTCGGATAACTACACCGTCTTTACTTTCGAAAGTGTAAGTTCCCCCTGTTGCCTTTATTCCAGCTAAAGCACCTTCTAATGTTTGGTACCCAACTGTATCTACATCTAAACCATCTATAAGACCGTTTGGATCAGCAGCGATTGTAGTGCCATCTGTACTAGCGGTAGCAGAAGTATAAGCATCCCATCCCAAGTCTAATGTAGCTGAACTTGTAGTCCAGTTAACATAAGCTCTTGATAGAGAAGTTAATAACTTCACTTTACCAGCTGGCAATTTTGCAATTGCTACAGATGATGTTGCGTCTCCAGCACCGTCTTGATCATGTGTAAAGAAAGAAATTCTTACTTTACCGTGATGAACAGATGTGTCTGTAGTTGTAACAGGAGTAGCAGTAGCGTTTGTGTACTCTGTACTTTTTTGAGTTGTAACAGCCATTTTATCTATCTCCTATTATTCGTTACAAGGTATCTGAACAACTTTTTCTTCTTCCATACGTGTTGCTCCGAGATCCATCGAATAATACACCTGGGTACTATACGATTTGTCGGCACGTTCAGAAATTTTCGCACTTACATCTTTTCCGATAGCTAGTTTGATTGCATCCTCTGTGAATGCAAACACTAAGCGATCGGTTGTGTAAGTACTATCTTTGTTCAGTCTTGTTGACATTATAAATTCAAACCCAAGAAAACTATTTATAGTTCCAGTTGCTAATGCCTTTACAACTGCATAATCGCTTGAAGTAACTTCCGTTACAGCAAGTAAGTCTTGTATTTGTTTTGGACCACAAACTAAAAATCTCTTCAAAGAAGGATCAATATCGTTGTTGTCCAGTATGTATTTAGCAGATCGCAATTTAGCAATCGTCAAACCATCTGACTGATCTGAGGTTGCTGTCTTTTGACCGCTTGGTAGAGATTGGGATGAACCACCCGCCACGCCAGTTGATGCATCAGCATTAAAAGCCGTGATAATCACGTCATCAATACTTCTGTTCATTGCCGCAGCCGCAGCTCTCGCATAAGTCGATGTTGGATCGATAAGCATTCTTACCTTATCCGCATCGTCTACAAGATCCGCCCACTCATATGTTGTCAAAGATACGCGTCTCCTGCTGTGGGGTGTGTCGATCTGAGGGGTATCTGCGTGTCTGCTTGTTCTTACTTGAGCAGCAGTTACTCCGATTTGATCGAAGAACGCATTTTTTCCTTTAATCGTTTCCACATCAACAGCAGATCGTAACTTTGATCCTGTTTGTTGTGCCAGTAACGACACGTTAGCCGAATACTGTTCAACAAAGCTAGTTGGAATATTTACACTCATAAATATTACTCCTATGGTTGATTGTTAAAAGTTTCGGTTGATTATCCTTTGTGGATCTTCCTGGGTTTTACATCCCTTGGATGTTAGTCTTTCCCAATGTCAACTAGGGTCTTGCGATTATCCTAGTTAAATTTGCTATACTTAATTTTTTTAATCTTGTAAAGCAAAATCTTTAAACAACCTCTTCATTATTTTTCTTTTGAATTAATGTTTGTACTTCTTGTACCGCAGTATCGTGATTAGGATGGTTTTTATCCCAATACGCTGAACCCGTTTGTTGCAGTTCTCCTATTTGTTTTTCTATTTGGTTAGGTGTCATATAAACGGGACCATCAGATTTAATAATATCATCCTCTCCCATTTTTTCTCCTAAAGCAGCAAAAGCTTTAATAACCTCTGGATGATCGCCAAACTTTGTGCCATCTTCCAAATTCATACTCATTATCCCCTTAGGAAATACCGAAGATACTACAGTATTAGCTTTTTGCAATTTTTGGTCATAAGCTTGTCCCCATTCAGTTTTTAACTCGGTCATAGCTTTTTCCCTTTGCGATGTTGATATATTTTCAGCATCAGCTAGTTGCTTACCTACCATCTCGTTATAATAATTAACCATACCTTGCGCCTGGGTAGGAAGTAATCCTAACTTATGCGCTTGAGATGAAAAGTTTTTTAACGCCTCTGTATCTACCTTTTGATCTTCTGATAAATTATATTTATATTCATCAGCTGTCTTGGGTCTGCCTAATTTTTCATAAACAGCATCCCAATCTTTTTCCGTTGCAAACTTATTTGGAACTGGAATTTTATCAGCTCCAACTAATCTTTGTGCATGGATATAACTTTTCGCTAACGAACTAATATCTTTAATATTTTCTAAAGATTTGTCGGCTCTTAAATCATCGGAAAGACCAGCTTTCCAATCATCTTGTATTTGTTCTGGAGTTTTTTCTACAGGATCTCCAGACAATACTGGCTTTTCCTCTGGAACTGCCGGTACTGCTACCTCTTGATTATCACTCATTTGTTCTCCTTTTTGTTGAGCATATTATTAATAAACAAGACCACGGATCTTGCTCCTTCTAAGTATGCGCTATCGTGGCTATCTCCCTTAATGTGAGTAGTCGTATTATAGCTGCATCTCTTTTTAAGATCTTCAAGCACTCGTTTTCCGCTTTCTGATCCAAAAGTCATTTTATAGTCTAACCCTAATTGTTTAAGATCTTTTTCATTCATTCATCATCCCCGCCTTTAACGCTGGTGCAATTTTACCGGCACTCTCAGCAACTTGTTGAGCTTGCTGCATCTGTGCTTGCTCAATTTGTTGTTGTTGTTTTTGTTGTTGGATTTGTTGAACTTCGGCTTTGGATCTCATAACCTTCGCTGGTAATCCTAAAACATCTGTAACATGACCCACTAATCCATCTATATCTAAATAATCAAATACTGGAGCTACATTTTGTAAAGAACCAAATATTTCAATACCTCTCATAATGGATGAAAGCTCTTGTGTTTTTTGAGCTTTGGCAAGGGGAGATACATATTCAATTTCTATCATCTCATCTCCCAGTAATTCCGGTCTTTGTGGAAACTTTTTATTATCAAGTAATAAATTAAAACTTCGTGTGATTAAAGGTTGTAATAATTCAGATTGAAGTCTGCCTAATACGGGACCTAATAATCTCATTTTTTCCTCAGTACGCTGCATCACTTCTGTTGCGGTCATATTTTGACCCTGAACTGTCATTAACTGATCTACAAAAAAGTTTTCTCTAATTGCTTTTCTTCTTTGCTCTTCCATTTGTAATCCTAAAGGATTATTGGCTCCTATAGTTAATGGTTCAATTCTTTCCCTGGTTCCAGCTCTGTAGTAATTTAATCCTCCAGGAACAGTTCTAACCGGTAAAATAAAACCATCATCGGGAACCATTAAAGGTGGATCAATTTGCTTTTGAGCTGCTCTAATCGTTGTCTTAGACATGGTGTTCAACATCTTCACATCTGGCAACGCATTCATAGCTGGAGATCTTCCAAAAATTTCATTGGAAGAAGATTTTAAATATCTTGGGACCACATAAGGAAATTCCATAAAACCACCTTCTTTTAAAATGGTTCCGGTTTCTTGATGAACATGGCAAGAAATATAATCCATATTATCTTTATTCTTATAACCCATAGGGGTATCAGACTTATATACGGAATGAAGGATGACACTTTCATCAAATGGAGCATTAACTACTTTAGATTTTAAAGCATTAGGTAATTCCGCCTTAGGGTACATCGCTGGAATATTTTTATTTTTAAGATGAAATTTTCTTAAAAGACTATCTACATAACCCTTTTCATCTTCGGTAATAAATATTTCTGAAATATGAATTGTTTTAAATCTTAAATCATCCTTAACATCATCCTTAATAAACATCGCTGATGTACCGAAAGCTAACAGCTCATGGTATAATTCAAAAATTTCCTGTTGAAAATTAGATCTTTGATACACTTGCTGCATAATTTTTGCGCAGCTCTCCAACCATTCTCTTGCTTCATCTTCCTGGTTCATAGCCTCAGTTCTAAATTTTAATAAAAACCACGGAGAAATCGTATTGGTTAGCATACCATTTAAGCTAGATGCTAATAATTCAAGTGCGTGTGTTGCCGTTCCATCATAAATCTGGTCGTGCCTTTTATCGCCTTTAGTTCTTTTTACTGTGATGTTAGATTTTCTTGGTAAAAAGTAATTTGCTATGTCTTGCCAATGATCTTCCCAGGTTGCTCTTTGAATTTTCAAAGTTTCAAACCTGTCGATAATCATTTTGGCTTTTTTTTCTATTGCCATTTATTATCCTCCAAGTAATGTTTGCTTACTTGTTGTTAAAGCGTTATCGCCTAAACCTTTAGCTCCTGTTAAAATGGTGCTAGATCTACCTTTTCCTCTTTTGATTTTAGTATCTAAAGCTGTTGATTGAGCTTGCGATACTTCCGCAACAGTTGGTGCTACATAAACTGGTGCTGGCGGTCTTGGCGGTCTTGGCATTACTGCTCTTGCTACTCCACCCATGTTTCCTCCTTATCCTAATAATGTTTTCTTTTTTTTGTCTTTAGCCTCTAACGCTGCGTATCTTCTTTTTTCTAAAGCTGTAAAATCTTTATACATTAAAGCTCCAGAAACAGGGTCAGCTTTTCTTCCGGTATGACTTTCAAAAGTATCTCTGACACTTTTTAATTTTTGTGGTCTATTAACCATTTTGTCTTTTGCAATTCTTTCTTTTGCTTGTGCTACTCCACCCATCTAACCTCCTAGTAAAGTTTTTTTAGTAATGACACTTTCGTCATCTTCTAAGCCGCCTGTTCCCGTTAAGATCGTTGAGGATCTTCCGGTTCTTGCAGCTCTCATTTTAGCTCTTTTTACCGCTGCCTCTTCTGCTCTTTCCGTATCTTCATACTTTGGCGGCTCTGGCAAAGGCTGAACTGGCGGAATAGATGGCATCGCTGGTATTGTTGGTTTTAAAAATCCCATAATTTAATCTCCATGTATTGAGTAATCGTTGACCGCAATTTTTTGCGCTGCAACTCTTTGCCTAGGTAAATCGGTAATAGATAGAGC